GCAGAATATCGATTTCGCCTTGCAATTCCCGCCCGCTTTCACTTGCCTGTTGCCAGGGCTTCATACCAGCGAGTTCAGCTTCTTTGGCAGCGATTTCTGCCAGAAGATCCGCATAGGTATCAGACTTATCGGTCATAAACGATAGCTGTGCGCCCAATCCGGTCGCTGTTTCGATATATTCTGCTGTGCTGAACTCAGCGTCTTTGATTTCATTATTCAGAGCTGCTACTGCAATTTGCGCGGCAATAGCGGATTCTGATCCTTCATAATTCGCGTCCGCCCAACCCTGAGTACCGGTTGTCGCTACGTTAAGATAATTGGAATACGTAGCCATCAGATCTGTGAATTCATTAAATTTAGAAGGGTCGAGAAGCCCACTATTCTTATTCGTCAACTCATACATTGCCTGTTTGAGCTTCGTAGTAGGAAGTATCGCCGCATTCATATCCTCAATGAGGTTTTTGAAGGTAACGTCTGCTTGTGCGATCAAACCTTGTTCGGCTAAATAACTGCCAATCTTTTCAATCGCAGGTGCAACCACGTCAAGTAAGCTTTCTTTTGCTGCATCCGCCAGGTTTTTGATACCGGCTTCCATAAGCTTGAAGCTTCCTACTGAGCTCTCCGCGACACTACCAACTTTGGCAATCTGCTCTTCGGCTTGTTGCAGGAACGCTTCTTTGAAGGCGTCACTTGCGCTATAGCCTGCATCTTCAAGCGACTTCACTTTTTCCTTGAACCCATCGACCTTGATACCCAGCTGGTCAAACCGCATGGTGGTTTCATTGGTCAGCGTCAAAACCAACTGGTTCATATTCATACCGAGTTGGCTGGACACAGCCGTCAACCGTATAGCTTCTTCACGAGTATTTGCCAAACCCAGCGTCATCATGGTGGTTGCGGATTCCATGAGTTCAGCATCACTCATAAGCCCGGAAGTAGCTTGCCGTAAGTCGCCCAGCAATAAGACCGAAGTATCTCCAATGGATTCAGAAAGCGCACTGAATTTATCCTTCATGAAGTCAAGTTGAGCACCCTCTTTTGTGAAGTCATATACTGCTTTCCCAGCTTGAATAGCAGTTTGGATAATCTGCATGGCCTGATTTACGCCAGTTGCAAGAAGTGCCCAACTTTCGGCAGATGTTCTGTTTGCGCTTTTTTGTGTGTTAGCAGACTGCTTTGAGTTGTCAGCAATCTTCGTCTGAGCGCCATCAACAGTTTTCAGAGCGTTGAGTACCTTGTCAACGCCTTCAGCTTCAATTGCTACAATGATCTCAGTGAGTTTGGCCATCTTTTATCCTTCGCGCTCGTTCTACATCCACTCTGGCGTCAATCAAAATCATTGTTCTGTACGTTTCCAACACCCACACGGGTTGTCTCAGCAGCTCCCACACCGGAATGTGTAACTCCATGGAGATCTTGAATAACTCGTAGATCTCAAGCTCTGCTTCTTGTGGTGTTTCGTAGACTTCTGGCGCGCAGAGCCACGCCGTTAGTCTTTTTTTGCTTCTTCACTCAGCAACTTGCGGTCAACTGAGATCGCCTCAATGATCGTGGTCAGCAAGTAGAACGGCACTTCATACTGACTGAGCGCCTCCCTCGTAATGGGGATAATCTTGCCGTCATCATCTTGCAGATCCCAACTGGCGACCAGTTTTTCCATTTGGTACGTTATTCGTTCATCGCCGGACAGACTATTTGTGAGTTCGTCCAAAAATGCCAACGTAATTGCTTGTGGCCGGTATTCCAGGTTGATCACGAAATCTCCGCTGGAAGTTTTGTAGACTACTTCAAGCTTCTTAGTTTCTTTCGTCAAATCTCTTAGTTTCAACTTTGCTCCTTACTACAACGCGCTTACGTTTGTGATTACTTCGATGTTGACCGACTTGCCCCAAGTCGCGTCATGAATCGGTAAGAGCCCGAATTCAACAGTGTAGACATTGTCAAGATTAGTCGGGTCATTCACGTTTTCAATCTGCGCTGGGAAATCAATCGTAAGCTTGTGATTGTACGGTGAGGCAATCTGCGCGCCGGTCGCTTCGATCCTGAACCACTTGGTTCCGGCGCTCCGTAAGGTAGTAATCAAGCCCATTCCGGCGGTGTCAGTGGCAACCACGATCCGACCGCTGGCGTTCGGTTCACCTTCGACCGCTTCCGGGTTTTGCCCCATCGCCCATGCCAGCCCAAATTTGTCCGTCAACGAATACTCCATCGAGAACGAGTTTGTCAGCGCGTCTGCGCCAGCCAAGCCAGCCTGCGTATCTTCCATGTAGAATTTGACATGGGTCGGCAGGATCGGGACTGGGCTGAGCGCGGTAGGTGTCGCGGTGAGCGTGTGGCCAGTTTCAAAAGCCAAGCCCACACCATTACCGCTGACAGTAATCTCGTTCCTCGAGAAATTGAAAGTCAGTCCGCTGATCTTCGCCCCAGCCACACGCCAGGCACTGTTCGCATCACCTTGTTCAATAGTGAAAGTCTTACCCACATCAGACGCAGACGTGTTCGACACGAAAGTCCACTTGTAAGCGGCGGTTGCACCTTGCTGGGCGGGAGCGGCATAATGCAGAAGCGAGCTGAGCAGGTACACAATCTCGTTGTAGGTCGGTGCGCCTTGAATATTCAAACCAGCCCACTCTTTGTTGAGTGTTGCAAAGCTGGCATACTTGTTCCCCATTGCCCGGAAAGGCTTAGTTTCTACTCTCGGGCTCGGGATAATACTTGTCGCTAACAGTTTCTTATTAGCGGCTACGGCCGTTCCGGAGGTGGACTCCACCCCGATTTGAATCCCTTGAAATACGGTTGCTGGTAATGTCATAATGTTCTTCCTTTACTGGGTGTGCACCCTAAAATCTAAAATCATTGATTTGTATGTGTTGCCATTGTCTTTCTCGGACATCGGCATCTTGAATTCCAATACTGAGCTCAGTACGTTAGAGCCACGTGTCTTATGCAACAAGGTCTCAACCAATGCGGCAATGCTGTTCACTGTCGTGTAACTGGTCGCCTTGTTGACCGCCTTGACCTGCCAGCGTTCACCGTCCATCAACCGGTCTGCAAAAGCGTTCTGCACCGGCACCGCGTCGATCTGCTGTATCACCACAAAGGGAAACGCTGTATTTTCAGGCGCTTCATCGCGATAGATCCGCGTGCCAACCAGAGCCGCCAGAGAGGTACTTCCTGTCAATACTGAGTAAATCCACGCGGATCCGTCTGCCATTACATCGCCTTCACAATCCGGTCGATCGCTTCAACGAATTGAGGTTCAATCTTGTCAGCAGCTGGCCGCATATATGGCTGAGCTCCCATTTTGTAGGTCCCGAACTCAACGTAAGCGTCATACTCAGTATGCGGGGCAATGGTCGCGCTGAATTGCTGGATTTCTGCCTTGATACTGCGCTTCAGATTGCCGGTATCAACTGGAACCTGATCTTTAGCTTCTGCTTCAATGTCCATCGCGGACTTCTTCACCACCGCGCTTACCGCTCCTGGGAACCTTCCAATAATCCCTGGAATGCGGTTGTCGTGGATGGTCGTCTTTACTGTGATGTTCATGAGCTATTCCTCAAACTTGACCGGCGAAATACCAGCCTCTTCCAATTGGCGCACAAGCCGCTTTGCCCACCTTCTGAGCTTGACGTTCTCGCTGGCAATTTCGGAAATCTGGATATTGGTCGAATTCTTGTAAGAGTCAAACTCATTGCGCAAGAAGTCGAACCGATTGTCAGCCTCAACTTTGAACGCTTGGTATCTGCCCTCTTGTTTGTCAATCAGATCGTACAACTTTGAGATCGTATCCGCGTCCAGGTTCTGCTCATCGTGCTTCTGTTTGCGCGTTGCGAAGAACAGCGCAATTGCAGACGAAATAAAGGTCAATGCCATGATTGCGTTATCAACTGTCATCGGTCAAGCCTCTTTAGTATTCGTAACGTCATCAGGGCATTTGCCCCTACCAAGGTAACTGTCAGCAAAATTCCGGACCGCACAAACGTCTGGTGAGTTGGCAATTGCGGGATGCCAAATACCACTCGGTAGATCGAATAGCTGTAGTAAACAGCCCAGTACACGCCCATGAAGCCCAACGCGAACTTAACCCACGACTTGCGGTGCTTGAAATATTGCGCGAACTCGGCGTAAGCCATGATCAGTGACACCAATACAATGGCGTACTTCTCGAATTCGTACAGCCAGCCCATGTTCATCTGGCGGCCTCATTGTCGTCAACGTCTTCAACCGGGAACTCATATAAATTTACTTTCCTGACCATCGCACTTCCAATCGCATCATAGACCTTGCTGGCTACCAGCCCAAGTGCCAGTCCAAACAATGCCGCGCCAAACCAGCCGGTATAATTCGCGGGCATACCAAGGCTAATTTGATACAAAAGCCCTATCACCAACCCGATCCCAAAAGAAACCGCCGTCAGCGCCTTCCCTTGGACACCAAATACCTTGACTAACTCCACCAGCCCCATGACCACAAAAATCAGGGGTACACCATTTACAATCTGATCGAAATTCATTTATGCCTCCGTAACAATTACGCGCAAAGCCGTGATATGCGACTTGCCTTTGTTGGTCCAATGGACGCGGTAATTCGTGCCATTGATTTGTATTTGGTCAGTATCAAGAACATTTGTCCCGACTGGCAGAGTGATCACATTGACTTTGCCAACAGTGATCGTTGCTGCAACCGATTTCTCGGTTTCTCCTTTCGGTTCACCCAACCTTGCATTCACCGTCGAAACAGTCGTCCAGGCTTCACTCCATCCATCCGCGCCACTTGTAATGTTTTGACTCTGGATATATGCTGTCTCTGGCAAGTTAGCTTCCTGCATGGACCGCATAGTTGCCAAATTATTCGAATCAATTAGCGTAGTCATCTCTTACCATCCTCACGGTCTGAATCGCCCCAAAACGGCTGCTTTTTGCCTTATACTGAGAGGCAAGTTTCAGCTTTGCGTTCCTTACACCCTCAAATTCATACGAGGACCCATCCGCGCTAAACTTGACAATATCCTGCTCAATTCTGCCCGCCCACAGCGTCAGCAACACTGCGCTTGCGGCATAAACGTCATAGCTGAATCCGGTCGCGTAAACCGCGTCCTGCGATGTCGTGAACGTAAAGTAGCCACTCTTTGTGTCTGAGGTAGTGGGATTAAGTACAGTGCCAGCAGAATCTGTCAACGCAACGTCGGTTTCCCAATACTTGTAGGGGGATTGAAATTTCAGCTGTGTGATGCCGTCCGGCTCCAGTAATGGCGTAAGCTCACTCAGTAAGGCATACTCACGTACTTCGTCCAGTTGTTCCTGGATGTCTTCATCGTAGAACTCCTGCGACGCGCCTGCTGAATCATTGATCAGCCCGCGTACCAGTGTGATCAAGCCTGTCATTGTTGCTCTTGCCGCCATTGTTTCGCTCCGTGTGGCTTATGAGTGAGGTAGGAAAAGAGAGGAACCTGCCCCACTCAGTAAGCCCAATTATTAGAATACGATCCAGTTGATCACGTGCCCGTTCGTGACGTTGTAGCTCGAACCGTCAGCAACGGTCAATACACCAGATGCAATACTGGCAGCCACATCCGAAGATGCCAACGCACCGGAAGCGTAAATCTGTACGATAAAACCGACAGCATCCGCCTTGCCGGTGTCAATTACAACGGCATTTGCGCTTGCTTCAGCCGATGTAGTAGTGTGAGTGCCCCCAACGGGGATTTTGCTTGCCCAGTCAATTCCAGAAATTGGTCCAGCCATTATGCACCTTCGATCCAAATGATATAGCCGTTGAGCTTGCCGGTAAGTAACGCGGCAGTTCCAACGGTGACGGTGACAGCCTTAGCGGCTGCCAGTTTGATGGGAGCGGCAGCCAGAGCCGCCATAGGAAGCTGAGCCGCAAGCGCCAAACCCGCTTCCGCGCCCTCAGTCGAGGTGAAGACGTCATTCGCATTCACCAGGTGAATGGCGATAGTGGAGTTGGTAGTCGCCGAAGTAACCGCCGTGATTACATCCACGTGTCCGCCAATCACAATCGCGTTGTCCGGGATGGTGACAGCCAACGGGTGAGCCGCTACAGTCTTATTACTCACCGGAGTCGGTGAGGTCGCATCGTTTGCCGCCGTGTCAAACACGAACGGAGTAACATGATAGCCGGTGGTGTAGGCGAGTTCCGCGTTGATAGCCGTGAAGTTATCGTCCGCGTCCTTCAGCCAGCCCGAGCCGGTTAGGGATTTTATTGTTGCCATAGAATTTATCCTTTCTTCTTGGCTGATTTACGCGCCTTCGGAGCTTCTACCGCCTCAGGCTCAGGTTGGGGAGTAGCCAATAGAGATTTCGATTCATCGACCGATTCCTTTACTGGCTTTTCCTCCACAACGGGTACATACCCAGCGGCGATATAACGCGGCGCTTCAATCGCGCTTATGTCAATCGTGATCCCGCAGTGATACAGTTTCACGGCTTAGGCCTTGTTGTGCAAGTAGATGCCGTTGAGTTTGTTGGCGAGAACGAATGCATCGTGATAGATGCGATACTGCACCAACCAGCCATCGGTTGTCTGATTCTCTTCAGGAGTGAAGATCTTCAGGGCGTCATGTTTGACCACCTGAACTACAGCGCTTGGATGGATGATCATGAAGTTGATATCCTTGCCGGAGCCCTTAGAGTAACCGCCAGCATCCACGGCCGCGCCGGCATCAATGGTGATGCCCTTGTAGAAGCGAGTCTGCGGGACCATAACGACTTCCATGCCGTCAAATTTCATGACGCGTCGATCTACACCGTTCTCATTCGCCAGGAAGCGGCTGACCTTGCCCTCGAGCAGGTTCAAACAGGCATCGCTGATGTACAGGACGCGTCCTTCGCGTTGTACTTCATCTTCGTCCAGTGCCAACTTGGCAGCATCCAGAGCGCCGATGATGGTATTGGCATCCAGAGTCGCGGGAGTGGCAGCGTTGATGGAAGAGGTAGAGGCGTACTTGCTGAAGCGGTAAGCATCCAGTTCAGGGGCAACCTGGGTCCGGATAAATTCGCTTGCCAAAGTGCCAAAAGCCATACCGAGAGTTTCCTCATCGTCCATGCGGTCGATCACGAAAGCTCGGCCGCGTTCAGATGCAAGGGTCAAGGTTTCCCAGGTACCCACAACCTGACCAGCAGGATAACCGCTAACGCGGGAGTAAGTGCCCAAGCCGATCGGGGCGGTTTTGAATACGCTCACCACATTCGCGCCGGCAAAGTTGACCGGTTTGACCGGAGTATCCATCCTGGCGGTGAGAGATGCAGATTTGTAGATTTCGTCCAGAATTGGCTGAAATTTTGTTGCGAGTGCAATTGATTGTGCCATTATTTAGTTTCCTTTCAAACTATTCCAACCCAGCGGCTTTTCTTGCCGCATTTGTGATTGGATCCAACTGGTTCCCGGACTTTGCCGGGTTCATTGCGTTTGTACCGGAACCAACAAGATAAGGTTTTGACTTTACTAAGGATTGCAATAGCACCTCAGTATTGGCAGGACTGCCAGCTTCATCAAATTGAATCTGCCCCTGGTCCATGAGCTTGAACGCTGCATCGGGATCCACGATCCCCAACTTTGCGGCTTTCATAGCGACGTCATACTGCAAAGTCTTGGTCTTATGAGAGGCGAGGATTGCTTCCTTTTCCCTCTCGAGAGCCGCGGCCTTATCCAACGCCTTCTGCAATTCGCTTTTCTCAGATTCCTCTTTTTCCTTACGCTGCTGTACGAGGGTCTTCAGCTCGTCAACGCTCTGGAATCCGATCTCGCTAAGCATCTTCTGCAGCTCGCGCTCAGATCTTCCCTTGATCATCTTGTTAACTTCCTCTTGGGAAAACATCTTCTCTGCCCCGCTGCCGTTTGCGGTCTCTTGTCCGGCATTTTCGCTTTGGACGTTTTCTGTGTTGTTTTCTTCTTCCATGTTTCCTCCACCTCTTACCGTCGGTGTAACGTAGAAAATTGATTAAACGAAAAAACCCGAAACTGCAGACCGTTTTTTGGTCCACAGCTCCGGGTTAAGTTCCTCGTGAGCTAAGTAATTACTCGTATTCGATTACAATAACAAGTTTAGCACATCTTCATTATATACGCAAGTCTATCTCATTAGTTTTACTCCTTTCTATTTCGGATCTCTTCCAAATATCTCCTCGCTTCTTCTTCGCCCAGCAGATCCTTCAAACTTGCCACACGCCGACCCTCGCCCCAAATAACACTGTAGGTTTTCCTGGATAGCTGATCGAATTCAAACAAGCCATCATTCCATGCCATCCACTTTGCGGGACCAAGGATGTTTCGCTGTTCCTCCGCGCTCAGTGTCTTGAAAAACTGCTCACCTGTCATCTTGTTGGTTTGATACCGAGCGATCTGTTTCTCACTCATGTTGTATTTCTTTGCAAGCTCATCAAATGAGGGGCCAACATTGTCTATCCCACTGAAATCAATGCCATACTGAGCGCCAATTTCTTCCCAGCTCATCGTTATGGGACTTTGTGCACACCTGCAGTTCGGATGTGTACTCATCTTCTCAGTAAGAGGAAACTCCCTCCCGTGCATTGCCAAACACGACGGGCACGCACCCGTGACTTCTGCAACCCAACGCCAGCCTTTTACAATGTCAGAGTTCGCATTGTAGTTTTGCTCTGTCGCGATCCTTTGCGCCCTCATGGTCTCTGTCCTGCTGATCGTCAATGCCCGGTTCAATTGCACCCCCAGCGCGTCCCGGATCATCGGCGCGATCTTGCGCGGGTTATATCCCAACATCATGCCTTCAACCAGGGCATCTGAAGCTCTTTGCGATCCCTCGATGCTTATGCTGTCAAACAATGCTTTGAGTGGTGATCCTTGTTGGTTCGAACCCACCATGACAATCACTTCATCAATTGGTAACGATCGTATTCGTCGAATGTCACTGACATCATACTCAGGACCAAGACGCAAGATCATTTCGTCCCGGCTGAATTCCAGTGACATTTCAATTACACGGCGTTGTTCCTCAGTAATGCGCCCAACAGCATAGTTGGAAAACTTTGAGAGCTCATTACCAATGAGTTCCTGCATGTCTGCCAACCGGCTGTTCTGATAGATCCAACCGAGCGAAGGCTTTTCACCCAGGGCGATCGTCCGGTCGTACTCCCCCTGCAGCCTGTCCAACTGCGACCGAACCCTCTTCCATCCCTCCACGTACACGCGCACCATCTCAGAAGCCGCCCTGCGTTCATTCCGCAGGATCGACCGCTGAAAAGCAGCAATGACGTCATCGAGCGTGGAGGTCGGCATTACTTACGCTACCAGCCTCGTCACATCCGCGCTTACGATCAGCGTTCCGGTTGTGAGCGTGCTTACTTCGTTAGCTTCAATGAGTTGAATATCGTACACATACGTTCCAGGCACCAGGTCATCGGTCACACCCGCTTTGAGCATGATGGTAATGTCACCCGTCGGCGCGTCGTTGATCGTGATCGAGCCATCCGTTCCAGTGGTATGAGCAGCACCATTCAATCTCAGTAAACCATCAGTAAGCCCACTTGCGTTCTTTCTCACGCGGATCAGTGCAGCATCATCTGATTGGTGCGTACTGGCTTTAACCGTGAAATCCAAACTCACGTAGCTTGCCATACTTCCCAGATTGAGCAGCGATGCTGTTAGCGTGTCACCCCGCAGGATTGTTATTGTCGAGCCAACTACGGCGGTCACAAATTCTACCGAGCTAACATTCAACTTGTCTAAAACATCGTCTACTTTTTCGCCGATGATTTCAAGTTCCTCTGAAGTGGCGATGCCAGTCGGGTCAACGGTTGCAGAAGCGTCAATCTTATTTGGGACTGTGAATGCCATTTGATCGGTTTTTGCTTTGATTTCGTCAATATTCTCGTCCACCACCGCAAGGTCTGCTGAAGTAGCCAGTCCAGTTGGGTCGATTGTCGCGCTTGCATCCACCTTGTTTGGTGTGGTAAAAACCAGTTGGTCTGTCTTGGTTTTGATTGCCCCAACACTTGCGTTGTCCGGAGCCACGTAATTCGCCGCAAGCAGTGGTGAAGTTGGAATGGCATTGACACTTGTCTGCGTTGCCAGTCCTGAAACGTCCGCTTTATACTGAGTAGGATTGTCCAAATCAGCCTGAATTGCAGTCATCCGAGCATCATACTCATTGGCAGGTGCAGGTGACGCCGGAATCACATCCGTCTTTGCTTTGATGGCGTCAATGAGCAGGTCAGTCCGTCCACCGTCCGCGAGTTCGGCTTGCAACTCGTTAGTGTCTGCCAGAATAGCCGTGATATTGCCGTCAAGCGTTGTACCTGTGTCAACTAATATTGCCGCCGTTTCAGCCTTCACCGCCGCAATCTCATCACTCAGCGTTTCGAGCGTGTCCGAGTCAGCCCCCACCCTCGCAACCTGTGTTGCCCCTGTGTCTGCCGACTTCAATGGGAACGCGGTTGATTCGTCAAACTTGCTTGCGGTGATTGCGTCATCGGCGAGGGTGACCAGCGTGACGGCTGATTCAAACCAGCGTGTTGACCAGTCGGGTGTGACAGTGTCGCCAGCCAAACCGTCCACGTACACGGTCAGCACATCGCCGTTTCTTACCGTAATCCAACCTGATTGTCCGCTTATTGCGGTCAAGCCTGATGCCGCTGCCATTGTCGTTTGCGGTAGGATTCGGTATGCCGAGCCAGAACCGCCGATTTGTCTCGTGAGATACATCACATAGTCGCCATTGCCAGCCACCGCGTCAATTGACACGTCCACCATTATCAGCTTGTCGCCATTGGCAGTATACGCACCAACAGCGGTTGCGCCTGATATATCTACACTCGTTCCTGTGTCTGTTTCTAAGTGCGTTAGTACTGCCATATAAGCCTCCGATTATCCGCAACGTGATAAGAGTTGCGCGATGAATGCCGCCGATTGAAGTTCCGCGTTTGCCGAACCCCACAGGTTGTAGATTGCCTCCGCCTGTTCCGCGTTCACGCCCAAGTAGCCTGACAGCGCGGTGAAGTCCGAGCCGAGTGCTATCTGGTCGAAGATGAGCTTGATGTTGTTCCAGTCGTCCTTGACACGCCGAAGCGTGTCGATTGCCGAGCGTGCCTGCGATGAGATTCTGCTTGCTGATGTGCTGATGTCGATGTATGCTGATGCCATAGTAAAATCCTCCGATTGATTGATTAAAGTGCCGCCATTGCGGTTGTAAGGTCTGATATGTTTTGCTCGGTAAGGGCGGCGTTGTATATTGCCATTGCATATAAATTAACAGCCGTTCCGTCAGAATATGTCTGCCCAATTTTTGTAGCAGTCATTGTTCCTGTTTTACTTGTGTCTAAATCATTAGTAAAAGAGCCATTCTTATAAGCCTTATAACCTGCAATCGCACCTATCAGGTCACCGCCTCCACCAGTAATTGTTTGATAGTTTGCACTACCCCAGAAACACATGTTATCTATAAGTACATAGTATCTCAGGTTTGTTCCTGCTAATAAGATGGCTCGACCATATATACCAGATGTTGGTCTCCAATATCTGATAATGACGCTGGTACTTAATGGCGACAAACCAGTTAGTCCTATGTCAAAGCCTTCCGAAGTATTATCAAACTCCCACCCGCTATCAGAACTCCAGCCAGGTGCGACCACTTCTGTTGCATCATAAGTCGCATTGCCAGTTAGATTCACTAATGACGCCGCATAACTCGCCGCCCCCTTCGGCTGGTACGCCGCAACGCAACTGCTAATCGTGCCGTTCAAGTCCCACCAACCGCCCGAAGCCGCCGCAGCCTGACTTGACGGCTGGAACGTAGGGCTGAACGTGCGCCCGAATACTGAGCCAAATGTCATAGTGCCCTCCGATAACCAACTATGCGGTACACTCTGTCGTACCTTGCTGCTAACGCACTGACAGTGCCGTCGATAGACGCCATACCCAACTCAGTATGAGATATCATTCCTCACCCTCCCCACCCTGGTCAAACGCCGTCAATAACACGCTCCCGAGGGCTGATTCCTTCGTGCGCTTCTTGCGTTCCTTATCAGGGTCATACCCAAATTCTTGTACCAACGTGTCAGAGGAAACACCCAACTGTTTCATAGCCAACGCCGCGTTTGCCTGGGTCATAGCATCCTTTGGCAGCATCTCCTGCCAGCGCAGCTCAGTAAGGTTGTCGTCGCCATAATCGCCCAGAGCCAACAGCCGCCGGTTAACTTCCACGATCATCTCACCATATGTCACGCGCTTCGCCTCAGTCTTCTCGATCAATGGCTGGTACAAAATCTCCAGTGCCACGCCACTCAAATTCCCCACCGATTCCAGTTTGCCCGTCGCCACTTCCGGCACCCGCGCCAGCTCATGCACAAACTGCTTCAGCTCCTTGTGCATCTGGATCGAGCTTACAAGATCGCTTTGCATCTCCAGGTTCTGCAGGGTCGAGTTGTCGTTTGGCAGCAGGATCAGATCATCGGCATTGATCCTTACATCCGCTTTTCCAACCCCCCGAGCCCACGTCTTCGGATGGGCGTGGTAGCGCAGGATCTTCAGAATGTTCGACACGGTGAAGTTTTCCTTATCAATTGCCTCAACCAAATCATCTTCAATATCGCTCATGCCCCAAAATTCATGAGGCGCGATGATGTTTTGGCAGTGCACGATCGGCGGGAAAGTATAAGGCCATGGTTGCTCTCCAACTGTTTGCATTGTGTTGCTATTGACATAGCCACGCTGATCCGTGATCTTCCAAAATGCACCTTCTTGCTCTATCAATTGCTGGATCACAATTGCCTTCTTAGTAACTGGATCAACACTTGGATAGCGGATTTTGTATGCGATCACCTTATCGATATCGTCATCTGCAAGTGTTACTGAGATTGTTTCAGGATCAACAATAATCAACCTTGGATCCATCCCGGGCTTCCAGAGAATCTTGACAAATGCCGTCCCGCAAACCGCCCCGGATGTGGCCAGTTTCTGCAGCAGGCTCATCTTCCGGTTTGCCTGCCACACTTGGTCAAGATAGTCCTCTTCCGGCGTAGTCTCTCCCTCTGCCAACTCAAAACCCACGTCCTTCCCAAAAAGGAACGCCACGCCCTTGTCAATGAACATGCGCCCGAAGTTCATCCGCAGGTTGTCATCCGCAGCTCCAGCTGCCACTTTCAGCGGCTTTTGTCCCTTGCCATAGTAGATCCCCCAGTTGC